CAAAGTTCCCCGACTTTCAAGCTGCCAAAAGATTATGGACAGTTGACGGCACGCGCAAATGGTCTTCGGGTGATGATTGGTTTTATGACATAAAGGAAAACGTATGATGTGTCCTCGCTGTAGTTCAGAAAACCTTAAAGTATTAGATACACGATCAACCAATGAGTGCATTACCCGCAGAAGGGTGTGTTTGAATGGCCATAAATTTTTAACTAAAGAATATGCAATACCCGAAGCACAAGTACGTGAGAAGCCAGAAACTCCTCAAGTTAGTAACGCAACTTTGCTGTCAAAGCTGTGGCATGGACAATGGCGTTCAGGCGGCTCACAGTAATTGGGGCGGTGGTAAGGGGCGAGGAATCAAGGCCGATGACAACTTGGTGGCCGCCCTTTGCCTAAAGTGCCATTACGAGATAGACCAGGGCAAGGACATGACCAAGGAAGAACGCCAAAAGAAATGGGCAGAGGCTCATATTGGGACAGTTTTAACTTTATGCAATCAAGGCAAATGGCCTATTGATGTCCCGTTGCCTTTTACTGTAGAATATGAATAGCAGTTGCTTTGTGGTGGGACTGTATTAAAATGCAATCTCACCACTTTTTTTAGGAAAAAGCATGGATAAATACTCAGGCTATGTGTCAAACTTTGTCCTTGCATTACTGCATAGCAGCACAAACGCCCACTTGATGCATTGGACAACCAACAGCTTCAGCAAGCACATGGCGCTTGGCACATATTACGATTTAGTCATTGAGCAGTCAGACGCCTATGCCGAGGCTTATATGGGTAAATACGGGCAACTAAAGAAGTTCCCCAATGAGTACCATCCCCCGAATAACGACCCAATTAAGTATTTTGAAACGCTTTCTAAGTTCGTAATGGATATAAGGAAAGAGTTACCGCAAGACTCAGAATTGAATCAGCTTGTGGATAACATTCAAGAGAACATTGACTCAACCCTGTATAAACTGAAATATTTAGACTAAGCGATACACCCGACAAGGTGCAGCCATGACTGAAAACAACAAACCAAAACAAAGCCGCAAAGGTAAGACCAATAACCCCAACGGCAGACCCGCTGGAACGCCCAACAAGGTTACGCAAGAGGCAAGACAGGCCATAGCCTTGTTTGTGGATTCAAACGCTCATAGGCTCTCTGAATGGCTCGACTCTGTAGCCCAAGGCGACCCAACAAATGATGTGAAGCCAAACCCCGCAAAGGCTTTTGAGCTATTCCAAAGCGTTGTTGAGTACCATGTCCCAAAGTTAGCCCGTTCAGAAGTCACGGGTGCAGAGGGTGGCCCACAAGAAATGGTCATTAAATGGCAAGCGGAATCATAGAAATCCCATACAGCCCTAGAAAGCAGTTTAGGGAGTTTCACGCTAGAACAGAGAGATGGGCTTGCTTAGTTGCTCACCGAAGGGCGGGCAAGACTGTAGCGGCCATCAACGACATCATTAGGGCTGCAATCACTTGCAAAAGCCCAATGCCTCTCTTTGGGTATGTTGCCCCATACAGAAGCCAGGCTAAAAGCGTGGCATGGGACTACCTCAAATACTTTTCACGCCCTATCACTAAGTCAAGCAATGAGGCTGACCTAATCATTGAGTTGGTTAACGGGGCAAAGATAAGGTTGTTTGGTGCAGACAATGCCGATGCCATGCGAGGATTGGGCTTTGATGGGCTTTACCTTGATGAGTATGGCGACTTCAAACCTAGTGTTTGGGGTAACGTAGTACGCCCCGCCTTATCTGACAAACAAGGATGGTGCGTGTTCGGTGGTACTCCCAAAGGCAAGAATCAGTTTTGGAACATCTATGAGACAAGCAAAAGGCTACCAAACGAGTGGTTTAGCCTGTCGCTACCCGCAAGCAAGTCAGGGTTGTTGCCTGAATCAGAGTTGCAAGCGGCAAGAGCGCAACTAGCAGAAGATCAATATTTGCAAGAATATGAGTGCAGTTTTGAGGCGGCCATCATTGGTGCGATATGGGGCACAGAGATGCGCAAGGTTGCCGAGGAGGGACGCATTACCAAGGTGGAAAACCAAATCGAGGTCAAGACACACACGGCTTGGGACTTAGGTCATACCGATGACACGGCCATTTGGTGGTATCAGGTCATTGCGGGTGAGATACATATTGTTGATTTTTTTGCCCTTTCTGGTGGAACTATTGAAGAATTTGTATCAAAAATCAAAGAAAAACCCTACAATTACGGAAAACACTACTTACCGCACGATGCAAGGGCAAGGACTTTGGCAAGCGGTGGGAAATCAGTAATCGAGCAAATGGCCGCGCACTTGGGCATTAACAACTTGGCGATTGTGCCGAGTTTGACTGTGCAAGATGGTATTCAAGCGGTGCGGATGGCATTGCCAAGATGTTGGTTTGATGCCGAGAAGTGCGCAGATGGCATTGAGGCGTTGAGACAGTATCAGCGTGAATACGATGAGGACAAAAAGGCTTTCAGGCAAACGCCAAAGCATGATTGGACAAGTCACCCCGCTGATGCCATGAGGATGTTAGCTATTAGTTGGCGGGAAGAACCTAGAGACAAACCGCCTGATCCAAGTAAAGTGTTGATTGTTGGCCCTGAGAACGAAGTCACAATGAACGATATGTGGGCAATCCACAAACAAACCGCAAGGAGCAATCGAATATGAGTGGAACAACAGACCCTTACCGCTACCAATATGAACACGTTGCCGCAAGTCAAACTGCGCAAGTCTTGGGTGGCACAGGCGCAGCGGGTGACTATCTGCATCGCCTGATTTGCACAGTCTCAACAGCCGCAACGGGTACTGTGAGCATTTCTGATGGTTCGAGCTTTACCCATGTGGTGTTGCCCAACTCGCCTGGCGGTGGCATTGGAAACTACAACATTGAGTTCAACACCATATCAAGAAACGGCCCGTGGAAAGTTACCACAGGCGCGGGCGTTGAGGTGTTGGGCGTTGGCATTTTCTCGGCTTAATCATGTCTAAAGCTGGACTTTATGCCAATATCTTGGCCAAACAAGAGCGAATCAAAGCGGGTTCAGGCGAGAAGATGAACAAGGTGGGCAGTAAAGATGCCCCTACCGCTAAAGATTTTAAAGAAGCCGCTAAAACTGCAAAGCCTGAGAACAAATGACAGCCGCATGGACTCGCAAAGAAGGCAAGAACCCTGAAGGCGGTTTGAACGCTAAAGGGCGGGCGAGTTATGAGGCTGAGACAGGCGGCAAGCTAAAGCCTCCCGTCAAGTCAGGAGACAACCCAAGGCGAGCATCGTTCCTTGCGCGAATGGGTGCTACCGCTGGCCCAATGGAAAAGAATGGCGAACCTACACGGTTGGCGCTTGCTTTAAAGGCATGGGGTGCATCATCTAAGGAAGATGCCCGTGCCAAGGCAAAAGCAATTTCTGAAAGAAACAAAAATGGCTGAATTAGTCCCAACTGAAGTTGACAAGTACAACTCCCTGATAGCCACTTATGACAACGAGTTCAAGAAGTGGGAAGCCCGCACTAAGAAAATCATTAGGCGCTACAGGGATGACACCCGAAGCGCAAGCGGCAATGACACCGCTAAGTTCAATATCCTTTGGTCAAACGTACAAACCCTGATCCCCGCTGTTTACAGCAAAATGCCAAAGGCTGATGTCAGCCGTAGGTTTGGTGACAATGACCCGATTGGCCGTGTTGCGTCATTATTGGTTGAACGTGCGTTGGACTTTGAGATTGAGCATTACACCGACTTTAGAAGCACGATGCGTTATGCCGTGGAAGATCGGTTTTTGGGTGGCCGTGGCGTAGCTTGGGTTCGTTATGAGCCGCACGTTACCGAAGTGCCTGGTATGCCTGAGATGCCCGAAAACGATGATGGCTTGCAAGTCACCGAGGACGCTGATGAGGCTGAATCGCAAGACTTCACCGCTGGCCAAGTCGAGCCGATGGAGCAGATTGAGTACGAGTGCGCACCAACTGATTACGTTCATTGGGCTGATTTTGGCCATAGCGTTGCCCGTACATGGGAGGAAGTGACCCAAGTATGGCGTTGGGTTTACATGACCAAGGATGCGTTGGTTGAGCGTTTTGGTGAGGAAGCTGCCCGCAATATCCCCTTGGATAGCGGCCCTGATCCATTGTCAAACTACGCAAGCAACCAAAAAGAATACACACGGGCAAAGATTTGCGAATTGTGGGACAAAGAAACAGCCAAGGTCTATTGGTTCAGCAAGCAAGGCAATAAGTTCATTGACGTTCGTGATGACCCGCTAGAGCTAGAGCAGTTTTTCCCATGTTGCAAGCCTTTGTATGCAACGATGACAAGCGACAGCCTTGTGCCTGTGCCTGATTTTGTTCTCTATCAAGACCAAGCCAACGAATTGGACATCTTGAGTGACCGAATTGATGGATTGGTGAAATCTTTGCGTGTTCGTGGCGTTTACGATGCAAGCGTCCCCGCATTACAGCGATTGCTTACCGAGGGCGATAACAACACCCTGATTCCCGTTGATAAGTGGATGGCATTTAGTGAAAAAGGCGGCCTGAAGGGTGCGATTGATTTATTGCCCTTGGATACGTTGGCCAATGCTTTGCTGCAATGCTACCGTGCAAGGCAAGAAATTAAGCAACAAATCTATGAAATCACGGGTTTGTCGGACATCTTGAGGGGCGCATCACAAGCAAGCGAAACCGCTACTGCCCAACAGATCAAGGGACAGTTTGCAAGCCTTAGACTGCGTTCTATGCAAGAGGAGGTGGCATTGTTTGCCTCTGACCTGATTAGACTCAAGGCGCAGATCATTTGCACCAAGTTTCAGCCGCAAACCATTCTGATGTATGCGGGCGCAAGCCAAATGCAACCCGTGGATCAGCAGATGATTCCACAGGCTTTGCAACTGATTAAAAACAAGCCATTGCGTAACTTCAGGATTGAGGTGGCGGCAGATAGCTTGGTTCAGTTGGACGAGGCGGCCATGAAGCGTGAGCGTACCGAGTTTATTGGTGCGTTTGCAGGGTTCTTACAGCAAGCCATGCCTGTTGCACAAGCAAGCCCTGAGATGACCCCCGTTTTGATGGAAATCATGAAGTTTGGCGTGAGTGCGTTCAAGTCATCACAACAACTTGAGGGAGTGATTGACCAGGCCCTTGACCAAATCAAGGAAAAGATGGCGCAACCACAGCAGCCCAAGCCTGACCCTGAGATGATGAAGATGCAAGCGCAACAGCAAGCCGAGCAGATGCGAGTTCAGGCAGATATGCAAGTGGCACAGGCTAAAGCTCAATTTGATGCCCAACTGCAACAAGCCAAGCTCCAAGCCGAGGCGCAACAATTACAGTTCAATGCCCAACTTGAAAGCGCAAAACTTGAGCGTGAGCAACAGATGGAGCGTTTTAAGGCTGAGTTGGATGCCAATACGAAGATTAGGGTTGCACAGATTAGCCACTCAGCATCTATGTTGCCCGAAGATATGGATGCCCAACAGCAGATGCACGCCACATTGAATCAAGACTTGCGCGGCATGATTGAGGCGATGATGAACACGGTGAACAACTCTCACCAACAAGTGATGAATAGCCACAACCACAGCGTTGGCACAATGCAAGAAATGCTGAAGAACCAAAACGACAACACGCAAGTAATGAAGAACGTGGCCGACTTGATTTCAGCACCCAAGCGAATCGTGCGTGGCCCTGATGGTAAAGCCATAGGCATGGAGGTCATTAAATGATTACGACAACCAAAGGCGAAATGGAAGAATCCTTGCTCGAAAAGCGTGAGGGTCAATCCGACACCGACACCGAGACAATCGAATGGGTGGAATATTGGCTTGATGGCGAGTTAGTCCATCGTTCTGTTCATGTAAAACTTAAACACGCAGCCATTGCTGATGGCGGTGCTTCATCTTTCTAAGGAAACAAAATGGCAAATACAACGGCAATGTGTACGAGTTTTAAGGGCGAATTGCTCACAGGAACGCACAACTTCACGCCTAGCACGGGCAACACCTTTAAAGCGGCTCTGTACTTTGCGACAGGCAGTTTGGGTGCGGCCACCACCGTTTACTCAACAACCAATGAAGTCACGAATACTTCAGGCACGGGTTACACAGCGGGTGGCGTGACAGTTACGAATGCAAATGCCCCCGCAACAAGTGGCACAACGGCATATTGGACACCATCCGCTAGTTTTACTTGGACTGCCTTGACGGTTACAACGGCATTTGATGCGGTTTTGATCTATAACTCAAGCGCAAGTAACAAAGCGGTCAGCGTTCACAACTTTGGTTCGCAAACAGTCACGGCTGGCACATTTACGCTGACCATGCCTACCAATGATGCGACCACAGGCTTACTGCGTATTGCATAATGGCACAAGGGCCTTGGGGCACGGGTACATGGGACGATGCCCAATGGGATAGTCTGCCCATATTTGGCAATGAAGCTACGGGTGGCGTTGGCAGCCCTAGTGTTGCTGTCAGCCCCACGCTCACAGGCGTAAATGCCACGGGCGCAACGGGTACAGTATCAAGCGCAAACTTCAACACATTATCGGGCGTTATTGCAACGGGTGCTGTTGGTTCTTTCTCCAATAACTTTAGCTACGCATTAACAGGCGTTTTGGCCACAGGCGCGGTTGGCGCATTTACCAATGCAACAAGTATTGCGTTAACGGGTGTCCAAGCATCGGGATTGGCGGGTAATGAGGCCGAATCGGTAACTGTTGGCTTGAGTGGGGTGGCGGCAACGGGTTCTGTTGGTTCGTTTGGCATTTCAAAAGCCATTCAATTAACTGGCGTCCAAGCTACGGGTGCGGTTGGTACTCTTACGGCTTTCAAGCCTATTATCTACATTGACGACACCCATGACCCTGGCCCTGATAAACGCAAGAAACAACATAAACTTGAGCAAGAAAAGAACAAAAAGCGCAGGGATGAGATTGTTGCCGCGTATGAGCGTATTGTCGAAGGCAAAATACCTGAAGAAATAATTGCGCCTTATGTTGAAACTTTTGCTACAATCGCAACAAAGCAAAATGTCACATTGACAGACATTCAAAAAATGTTGTCGAATTTGGACAAAATGCAGTTAATTTGGGACGACCACATCGAATCAGAT